GTTTGTTAGTGAGCCAAAAAATCCAGAACCTGATTTAGATTTGTATAATTTACAGTTTTGGAATTGTATGGATTACAATGTAACTTGCATACAAAAACAGTTTATAGGTTCAATGACTTACGAAATATATACAAGAGATGCAGGGAATATAAAAGGGAGTTATATAGCTACATTAGATAATTATCATGGAGACATAGACACTGTTGACTTTAGCACCAGTGAAACACCGCAAGAGCATAAATCCCATAACTTGTTAGAGTTAGAAAATGGTCAGTTTTGTTTGTATCCAAACAACAGAACTAGGATTTATGACAATAGTTTAACACCAGATAAACCTTTGACACCTGATTTTTTAGTTAGCACTGATTATTATCAAGTTGA